TCACCCATCTCCTCAACATTCGCCCACCTCTTCCAATCGGATGAGACAACAATTTCGGCACCAGTTTCTTCTAATATTTCATTTAAAATATTAACGGCTTTCTTATTAAAATTATCAAATCTAACCTCAACAGGTATCTCTAACATACCTTGACTCATCTTACGACCGAATTTTTTTTGTTTTTTATGTCTACTACCCCATTCCGTTGATAAACATATAACACCATCGTGGTCTAAAAAAATTACTTTCATTTATTAAAGCTCTTAAAATTTTCAATGAAATCCTTTTCGTATTTTTTAAGTTCTTTTTTTTCTAATCCATTATAAAGACCTGTTGACATAAAGGCTTGAATCTCGTCATCAATGATTTTTTTATCACCAACATAACCCATCGTCATTAATGTCTTTTTCAATTTATTGTAATGTGTTGGTTTAATCTTTGAGATTAGTTCATTACAATTCTTTTTGTATTGTTTGTTGGTATAGTATAACCCGTGAGCAATCTCGTGGTCCATTGTCTTTGATTTCAATGTGTCCGCACCAATCAGATACCATTTAGTTCTTGGTTTGTTAAATCGTAAAGGATAATTCTCACAAGCAAACCAAATGTCACTCATAATCTCATCATAAGGTCCTTTATCTTTATCAAAGACAGTTAAACCTTTGTAGATAATGTTTGATGGTATATTAAACCCACTCCAATCTTCAGGATAAGTAAACAGATTCTTTTTCCATTTACTCCGATAAACCAACATAAACTTTTCCCAACTAAAAAATTTATTTCTTATTTCTTTATATGGTGATTCGTAGAACTCTTGGTATCTACAAAACAGCATAGTTCGTTGGTAGGAATCTTTAATTACTACCGCAAAAATTTGTGGTCTGATTTCTTTTACCACACCATTTACGTAGTCACTTTTTATCTTCATCATCGGGTAAGTTATTTATTTGTTTTAACATATCATAACTCCCAATAACTGCTAATAAGGAAACTATACCAACCATTACAAGTATAAATGCTCCCATATATAAAAATTTAACGCAGATATTTGAATCTATCTGCCAAGTTATTAATAAATTCTTCTTCTGTTACTGAAAGAAGGTCTCTACATTTTGCTAAATGTTGTAGACTCTCCCAATACTTATCATCATTGATGTTTGGTCTACGTACACCATTATTACCTCCGTTTTTACTTAATCGGTCAGCGTTAATGTAACCATCCTCAACTAACACGTCGAGAAGTTCCTCAATGTCTCTTGGTCTACAAGCATCGACAAATTCACTAGGAGTGATATCAATGTCATCTGGTGTAAAATCTGGCATCTTACTTTAATTTTGTTTTGTTCAGTAATGAGTCTAAGCTCTTATTGTCCGTCTTAATTTCTTTAGAAGAGTTTACTTCTTTTCTAAGTTTGGCCAATTCCTTTTGTTGAAAATAACAAATCAGTAATAAAACCGCAGCGGCTCCAATTGTTATGTTCTTTTGATTATTTTTTAAAAACTCTATCATAATTGTATTATTTAAAATATTTCTTCAGCTATACCTAACACTTCTGCCAATCCCAATACAATTGCAGAGTTTCCGAATTGCTCGTTAAATAAAAAATAACAAGCTCCGATTCTTAACACACTTTTAAATAAACTAATCCAAAAATGTGAATTACTTTTTGATTCTTTTGGTTGCATTTGTTTTTTTCTTAAATGTTTTCTTTAATCTATCTATCAAGTCGTCAATTTCATTTGCTGCCATTGCCAGTCCTAATGAAACTTCACCTGATAGTTGACAATTATCATTGTCTCCTAATTTATTGTATCTAATGGATTCTTTTCTAAATCCTTTAGATTGTTGCATAAGTCCCAATCTTCTTTCTTTTAGTTCAGAATAAACCTTATTAAGTGTCTTCTGGTCGTATAAATTTTTCATAACCGTTTTTATTTAAAATATATAAAATTATTTTTTGGATTCCAAATACTGATTGATAAAATTAATTCTTTGTCCAATCCAATACATAACATTCACGGTCATTGAATTACCTATAGCTCCTTTTACACTACTATAACTTGGTTTCTTTCCCTTCACTTCGAAATCTAAATATCCATCGGGAAATCCTTGTAATCTTTCTAATTCACGTTCAGTGAATGTTCTTATTCCTTTTTTATCCGCCCAATAGTTTGATGTTGATACTTTACCAAACCCATCAACTAATGTTTGAGCATATGATTTAGTTACCGTACCAGCGAGTTTAATTTGTCCGAGAATATTTTTGGTGTACTCATCCCTCTTGACTCTATTCTTTTCTTCAACGCTTTCAAAACATCCTTGTTCAAATAGTACTGAGAAAGGTGGTCTCCAGTCTTTTCCACGATATCCGACAATGTAGATTCTTTTGCGTCGTTGGGGAACTCCGAAGTATTGGCTGTCGAAAACCCGATAAGCGATGGAGTAGGTTTCACCTTGGACGACCCCTTGCTTGTGGATTTCTTCTGGTCTGAAGTCAACGCCTGTAAAAGAGGAGATGATTTCACATAAGGCTTCTTTGTGTTGGTTTTTAAAAACGCCTTCGACATTTTCCCAAATGAACCACTTAGGTCGTTTTTCTTTAAGAATTTGTCCATAGCTAAGGGCGATTCTACCACGGATATCATCCATTCCTTTGTTGAGTCCTGCATCGGAAAAAGATTGACAAGGTGTTCCGCCGACCAAGAGGTCGAATTTTGCTTTTTTGTACGTTTCATTGTATTGTAGTTTAGTAATGTCAGAAAATAAAGGAGTGTCGGGATAGTGGTGTGATAACACTTGTTGTGGGAATGTTGCAAAATCACATAGTCCCACACATTTCCAATCCAAAGGTTGCCAAGCAACGGATGCGGCTTCTATACCGCTACATACTGATAGATATTTCATTGTGTTTGTGTTTAGTAGTCAAATCTAAAAATAAAATCTATATTTTCAAAAAAATTTACAAAAAAAAATACAAACACCTCCTAAAACGTTGGTAATCAATTACCTATGATTTCGTATTTTTCTTTTTTCCACACTAAAAATGGAAATTTTGATATTCTTAATGAGAGAATATCCATAGCTTCGGAGAATATTTCTTTCTTGACAGGTGAATTTGCTCTACCGTACGCCTGTACCAAGTTACCTTTTCGAAACTGCATATTAATTCTTCTGTTCTTATATGTCAACGCAACATATATGTAGAGTGCTCCGTGTAAAAATTGTTTGGACATACAATTTTTCATTTTAGCTCCCTCTAAAATAAAATCATCTTCCGATAAAAGAACTTTTGCTTCGAATGTTTTATCATCAATTGTTATTGGTTCTTCAATTGATGAAATGATTTGTTCGGGAATATCATATCTGAGTTTATACCCAACCGATAAATATTTTTTAATTAACTCCCACTCACTTATTAAATAATCAATATCGTCTGGTGTTCTGATTTTTAATTTCAAATCATATCCTCTTTCATTTAAGTAATGCCTTAAAGAAAATAAATTATATAGGGATTCGAAAGGACTATCTAAACGTTCGTTATCTTCTAACCACTTACATAGTACTTTGGATATTGTATCTTTTTCTTTATCGTTTTTACAAACAAATGATTTCCTTGGGTTGAAGATGACAGAGCACATATGTCTCCAATCAAATCTCTTAATATATTCTATATAATTTTCGCCGAACAAACCACACAACCAAGACAGACATTTAATATTAACTCTACTATTTTTCCTATCTGACAATTCACCAATAAGATACTTTGATTTTATTTTATATTGGTCTAAAACGGCTGATAGAAATTTGTTATCGTTGAGTTTAAGATATTTTTTCTTAGGGTAATCTTCAAGTATGTGATAGTATACACCATCGTGAAACTTGATATTCTTTTTTATTAGATGAAAATCTACAATCAAATCGAATAGCGAAAATGACATAACACTATTCACACTTGTTTCGTAGTCTTTGTTTTTTATAAACGAGTCTTCAATACTATCAAACAACTCTTGTTTGATTATGTTAAACACACTTATCTTAACCCTTTCAAATTTTATACCCCAATAATTTTTTCTTTTCTCTCCTAAATAAAAAGCTCTTTCAGTAAAATCACAAAGCATATTAAAATCATTCTTCTTATCCCAATTACCTGATTTAAGTGTATTGGATAATAACCTATGATTTTTAATTGTGTATTGTACAAAGATGTCACCGTTGGATTTATCAATCATTAATTGATGGGTAAATCTAACGGTGTTTTCATCTGACCCTCCTCTGGTATATTGAGTAAAGTAATCCGCGAAGAAATTAATATACCTTTCATCGGACCCTAATCTTACTTCACAGGTTGAGCTTGATTTTTTATTCCTCTCAACCTTCTCTTGAAAATGATGTATATGAGTTATCATCTACATAAAATGTAGACAATAACTTACAAATAGTGTAGTCTTAGAATCCGAAAATATCTAAAGGTCCTACTTTAGGTTGGACCTGTTTACCATTAATAACCAATGGTATTTCCCTCTTTTCTAATGATTTTATTGAGCCTTTATATTCAAGTATTT